GCTTTTTTGATTGCATTGAATCCATCAATCAATTTATTAACCATCCATTCGACAGCACCTAATATGGTATTTATTGGTGTTTTAATAATTGAAGCTAATGAATCCCATACACCCTGGAATATTGTCTTAACTCCATTCCATGCTTTTTTCCAATTAAGTGTAAATACACCGCTTATAAAGTCAGCAATTCCTTTTATTACATCTATAATTCCACCTATAAAATCGCATAATCCTTTAATTACTGGTTCTAATACTGCTCCAATATAACTGCATACCAAATCAATTACTGGCTTAACAGCATTCCAAATATCCACTACTGCTTGAATAATTGAAGTAATAGCAGGTAATAACTTATCGTCAATAACTGGTTTTAAATATTTTTCGTACATTTTTAAAATCCATTCGGCAAAGTCTTCAACATAACCAAATAAATCTTCAACTACTCCAAATACACCCTCTAGCATTACTTGGAAATCTTCACTAATTACCCATTTTTTAAGACTATCGCCGATATCTAAAACAAATTTTGAAATATCTTTAAAAATATCAGCAATGTGTTGAATTGTATTAGTACCATTATCATTCTTTTTCCAAGCTGTATCTAATGCATCTGCTACAGCACCAATAATATCGAATAAATCTTGAAACATTAATAATACATTAGTAACGATTTCTGTACCTGTACCGTTAGTCCATACTTCTACAAATGAATCAAATACTGTTTCACATAAACCACCAAGACTTTCGAACATACTTATCATACTTTCGAAAACTCCTGTTCCTACGTTGTCCCAAGCTTCTTTAATTGGATCAAATAATTTTGAAAATATTTTTTTAGCTTCCTTTACAAATTTCATCAATGGAGTAACATCGACATCTTCTACAGTAATAGTAGGAACTTCATCTCCGTTACCTTTGCCTGTGGATAAAGTATCAATATCATCTATTCCACTCAATGATTTGCTTGCAGAAGCCGCTTTTTGTGTTGCTTTAGCTTGTTTATCAAGTGCTTTAGCATTAGCTCTTGCTACTAAGTCAATTCCAGTTAAAGCTTTAACAAATGATGCGATTACACTTGTAAGCTTGCTAAATAAACTTACGACATATTCAATCATTGGAGCTAACAAACTACCTAGAGCATTCCAGCAATTGTTTACAGCATCAGTTAGTGTCTCATCAAAACTTAAGTATGCCCTTGCAGCTCTACTTACAAGACTAAACATACTTCTGACACTTAATAATGATAAGGCAAATTTTTTAATAGATTTTATCCCCTTATCTATTCCTTTTCCAATATCACCACCAAAACCCCTACTAGACTTTTTAGTTTTTTCTGATTCCTCTCTTGCATTTCTAAATTTCTTTATTAATGCATTTAACTTACCAATAGGATTATTGGTTGAGTTGGCTAATTCTTTAAAGTTACCTACAGCTTGAGTAACACTATTTTTTGCTACTTTTCCTATATTCGAAAAAACACTAGCAACTGGGCTTAGTTTTTCTTTAACTCCATCCAATTTAGCTTTTAATAGCTCAAACGGTTGAGCAATTTTACCACCTATGTATGATATTCCAGCACCTAATTCTCTAAATTTTTGAGTTACTTCAGGAATCAATCTTCCTTGTTCAGTAAATACTTTTTTCATTTCATTTCCAAATGATGCTAATTGTGGTGAAATATCTGCTATTTGCATAGCTATAGTTCTAAGTTCTTCTCTTATTGGATCACAATCAAAATTTTTCAATCGTTCACTTAATTCTTGAACTTCATTACGTGTTTCTTCTACCGGTGTATTATCTATTACTATCTTAGGAGTTAATTCATTTATTTTCTTTTCTAGTTCTATTGTTTCTGCCATTTTCTGATTATATAAAACTATATCTTCTGGTGATCCGATTTCTTCTATTGATATACCAACACCATCGGTACCAAATTCTTCGCTTTTAAATAATCCTTCATACATGTCAGCCATTTCTTGTTTAACATCTGCTAATTTTGCTTTTAATTCATCAAGATTTAAATTATCAAACATTCCAGATGCATCAAAACTTTTGGAAACATTAAAATCACGAATTATTACTTTCTGAAATTCTTCTTTTGCTTTTTTAAAACTATCGCCTATTGAATTAAATGCGTCAGTGTTTTTAAATTTGTTCATATCACTAGCTACTGAATTAACCATTTTTTTAGTTTCTTTAGCTACATTTTGAATATCTTTTCTAGCTTGCTCTACTTTAGCTTTTACAATTATATCTATTTCTTCAATAACTTGTTTGTCCATGACTTACCTCCTTCCTTATTTTCTACTTCTTAAATTTCGAATTTGTTCTTCAATAGTTTGAGGCTTGTCTTCTAATTCTTCTTCAAATAAGTTTTTGAAAGTTTCTCTTACTAAACTAATATTTTTAGGGTTCTTTGCTGATAATGCCTTGATTATCTTATAGCCAAGTGCATCAAATAGCATGATTTGTTTTTTATAACTTTCTTCACTTTGCAAAGTGTTGGAATTAACGTACTCTACTAATTCTCTATAAGTACAATTCCAAAATTCGTTCGGTTTCATGCCATACTTATAGCAAAGAGGTTCGATTTTATATATCAAATCAATATAATCTAGCCTTTGTACCCCTGAAATTCTTCCTCTGCCATTTTGTCCATCATCTTTTGAGCTGAGTTTGCTACTAAATCTTGTAAGTTGATCATAGGCATTGGATTTTGAATAGTTTCTTTCAATTCTTCCTTCTTCATTTTCTTTTTGAAAAAACCCATTTCGTTTACAACCTCTGCTACTTCTTCATATAGATCAGTACATGACTTTTTATTTTCAGCCATCCATTCATCTATAAATTCATAAGTTTCATCTATAGTCTTAAACATTGCTTCATTGTTAGCATCTTCAGCAAATGCTTTAATTAATTCAGCAAGTATTTCTATATTTCCTTCACCTATTGCAGTGAATATTAAGTCATTTAAGTTTTTTGCATTTAACTTTTTAGTTAAATCAACTACTTTTCTTGTTCTTGGAACAAGTTTGAATTCTTTTTTATTAAAATTAAACATATTAAATTTTCTCCTTTATATATAAAAAGTAGGAAACCCTACTAGCCATTATTAGCTGTAGGGAATCCTTTAGTTTCTTCTACACTTGAACTACGATAAATAGTTAAAGTTTCTTTTAGTAAATCATCGATAGCTATTGTGTCATTAGCTAAATCACAAGCACCTGTAAAATTAAATACTAATGGCTTACCACTAGTTACAGCTGTTGCATCTGGTAATTTAACGAACCAATAATATTCATTATCACTATCAGCTAAAGCTTTTAAAGTATCATGTTGAGTTTCAGTGAATAGTAATGGAATATTTAAAGTTTCAGCTTTTCTGCTTCCTTTAGCTTGTTGTTCCTCATCTAAGTCAAGTGCATTATAAGTAACTGCTTCTTTTGCACTTTTTAATGGAGGAATTTCTTGAACATATGCTACTTGTGTTTTTTCACCTGTTTTACTATTTCCAAACCATAAAGTACTTAGTGTACTTACTTTTGGAGTTGTTCCTGGATTCATATTTATACCTTCTTTCTTCAATAAAAAAAGACATATTTCTATGCCTTACATAACTCTTTCAAATGAGTTATTTAATCCATTATAATTAACTTCATACCTGTATCCATAGCGATGTTTTTTAGTTATTTCATCATATATATCTACTGGCGAACCTATTGGAGTAAAATTACTTGCTCTTAATAGGATTTTAATATCTTGTGATAATTTCATAGACTCATATTTAGAATTTGTCCAAGCTTCAATAGATATTGAGAATCTTGAAAAAATTGGAAAGCCATCTTCCGTTTTACGAACTGATGACATAATATTATCTACCACATATAGAGGAAATTCTTCATTTATATCTGGGTGTGATAATGTTACATTCTTATTTAGAGTTTCTATTTGCCTAACTACATAACGAGTAAATTGTTCTTCATCTAATTCATACATACAATCACTTCCCTATTTGTTCTACAATCGATTCAGCAAACATTTTAGCTGCTTTATCCTCAAGTTCAAAAGCAGTAGGTCTCATAAATGGAAATGGCTTTGTAGAAAACATTATATAAAATAGTTTTCCTTTTATATTTATTAGCCTCTGCGGATTAAATTCTTTGCCTTTAGCATCAGCCACTTCTTTTGGCAAAAACCAATATCTATAGCCACTATTTATAAATGTTTCAGTATGTCCAATATGAGGCATTTCTGCTTCTGTACCTGTACCATACTCTAGAAACATTGCATAATCAAAATTAGTATAAAGTCTTCCAGTTATACTGTCCTTAGTAACTGTTATTTCAAATAAAATAGAGTCTTCATCTTTACTACCATGTTTATTTCTTAATGCGATTTCTTTAGCAGTCTTCATCAAGTTTTCCATAGCAATTTGATAACTCTTTTCTAAATTATTGATAATATTTTTAGTTTTATCTTTAACTTTAATACTAGCTGAAAACATGATTATTCTCCATTATAAGTCTTGCAAGTGAATAGATGTGACTTACCTATCACATTTGTTGATTCTACAGTGTATTGAGGTTTTTCATCATTGATAACTATTTGATTTTCATCAATAGCTAGTTCAACAGAAGATATTCCATCAGTTTTTTGTAAATCAATACTCTTTCTTATTCTAAGTTTTAAAGTATCATAATCTACTACACCTGATGCATTTTTATCTAGCTCATTGATATCTTGCTGATCATTTAAATAAAAATAGCTTTTATATTTCCATTTTATTAAACTTTCGCCATCAACTTTTGTTGGAACTTTAGAATAAATATAGAATTTATGTAGATTTTTTCTTCTCATACTAATTTCCTTATACTTCTGACATCCTTAGCTAGTTTTTCTTCTATATCAACAAATGAATAACTTTGTGAACCTTCATTAGATGATTTGTTGCCCTCATCACCTAATCTATTATAAGCTTCAATAACTGCATTCTTAACATATGGAATAAGTTTTTCATCAGTAGTTAGTCTATTTGAATTATCACTAGCAATTTGTAAGTAATCCTCAATAAAATTGTCTATAATTTCACTGTTAGTTTCATCATAATCAAATTCTAATTGAGTTTCTACTCTTGCTTTAATTTTATTTTTTATTGTATCTTCCATAGGATTACCTCCTATTAATCATTATTTTTGTCTTTGCTCTCAGCAGTTGTAGATTTAGAAGCAGGTTTTATATTTCCTGCTTCTTTTATTTCTACATATTGTTTAGGATTTGAAAGCATTTTATCAATAATGCTTTTAGTAGATACATTAAAGATTTGATTTGTTTTTACATCTTTAATTTTCATTTACATCATCCTCTTATTATTCTTCAGAAGACTCTTTTTTATCAGCATCTTTTTCATCTACTGGGTCTTTTTTGTCTTCTTTTGATTTTGCCTTTTTATCAGCATCTTTTTCATCTACTGGGTCTTTAGAGCTCTTAGCCTTTTTATTATCAGCTATAAGTTCGTAGTTTGAATTATTTTGACAAATATATAATTCTGCGAATGTTTTAGGTTCTAATGTTTTTCCAGTTTTCTTATTTTTATACATCATATTATTCCCCCACTGGTGTTACAATTCTAGCGATTGCAATTTCTTTATGGTTAATAGTATGGCCAGCACCATCATTTACTAATTCCCAGTTAGAACCATCTGCTAATTCTGCATTAGATGGAGTTAATGTTTCTTGATTTGCTTTAGTATAGCTAAATCCATATGGTGATATAACAATTCTTTCACGAGAATATAATACATCTCTATCATTGTCTGCATCTCTATCCATTTCATATGGAACTCTTGCACCAATATTTTCATAATCAAATGAACCATTACCTAGTACATAAGTTACGTATTTATTAGCACCATCAACTGTTTCAGTAGTAATTGAATCATCAACTAATACTAACTTACCATTCCATTGAGCTAGATTTAATTGAACTTCTAATCCTGATGGATCGTTATAAGTTAAATAAGTTAATAGTTTAGCATTTTCTAATGCTGTTGCAATAGCACTATTCATTATTGCTAAAGCAAATTTTTGTTTTCTATCACCACATGCTTTTTGAATTGCATTATTTAAAGTAGTTGTAGTAACTTCATTTGCATTAGTAGTATGTGCATTAGCAAATGTTACATCGCTAGCAAATAAACCTTTAATAATAGAAATTAAAATATCTTCATTAGCTGTATCCCAGTAGTCACCTAATTGGTTACCAACTTGGCTCATGAAATCAACTTTACTTGTGATATCATAAGAGAAATCATTTTCAGAGAATTTATCCTTTCTACCAATTACAATTACACCTTGTTCAAAAGTGCCAATTGATTTAGCGTCTCCAAATGGTGTTGTTCCATCATATTTACCAGGAGTTCCGCTTAGTCTACCAAACATAGGAATTGTAGCGAAATAACTACCACCTTGAGAACTAAACGTATTTTTAATATTTTCATTAGATCTGAAAATATTTGCTTTGATTAAAGCATTTAATCTTGCTTTTGGTACTGTTTCCATGTATTTTCCAAAAGCTTTTTCATTGAATGACTTTCTGTCAAATTTCATAATTTTCTACCTCTTTCTTTTTTTTATTGATATTCTGGTAATTTACTTAATTCTTCATAAGACATTTTACTTACATCTTTATGATCCTTTTTGTAATCACCTGTTTGTGGAGCATCTTCTTTAGAATAGTTTTCAATTGCATTATTTTTAGCAGTTTGAAATGCTTTTGAATATACTTCGATTTTTTTTGCTACACTTTCAGCAGTTTCATTTTGATAATCTAATGCAGTCATTACTTCTAAAGGAATACCCTTTTCATTAGCTTGTTTAATTGCTTCAGTCATTAAGTCATTTGCTTGCTTTTCAGCATCTCTTTTAGCTAGCTCATTACGAAGTTGTTCTAATTCGTAATCTTTTTTTTGAGATTCATCCATTTCAGCTAATTTTTGACTTTCTGCAACCTTTTTAGCTTGTTCTTTTTCCCAAACATCTTTAGCATTTTTAACAGCAGTTTCTGTAGCTTTAGTGATTTTAGAATCAAATTCACTTTTTAAACTTTTATCACTATCTAATAGTTCTTGAAGTGTCTTTGGTTTATTATCTTCTTGAGCTTTAGCACCTGCATTGTCTGCTCCTTCATTTGGATTTGTTTCAGT